TGCCACCGACTCCAGATATACTCTGGACAAATCGTGAAGTTGTCTCATTGACATGGTTAAAAATTCTTACTTTTTCTTATACTTATTTATGAAATTAACTCCGTATGCTTTGCCACCCGATTGGAAATTCTCAGATCCAGTTTTCAGAGCACCTGGAGTTTGTTGTGCAGCATACTTAAAATACCCAGTGGTTCCAATTAAAGTATTGGGTTTTCCAGGAGTTCTCATCTTTCTATCAACTTTCTTCTCAGTATATTCCATCACATCACGAATCCAAGACTTGAACATATAGTTTTCTCTGGTGACACAAATGAGATGATTTGTTCCTCTGCGGATGATTCTACCAACAAGACCAGTGTTTAAGTTTTCAACGATATCTCCAATACGATAGATCACTCCATCAACATAATTCTCACGAAGAGATTTGAAATCAAACTTAGGAGCAATCTCCCACAGGTTATAAGATTCTTTTGTCGATACTCTCATTGACTTACGGAGAGCATTGAACAAATTCTTTGTTTCTTCTGAACCCAGTGACTTTGGAGTTCCAGACTTGAAAGTATCAAAATCATTATCTGCTGCTGCTTTTCTCATCTTAGAAGCAGACATTCCCTCTACACCTTCAGCATCAGCATCTCTTTCTCCTGCTGATACGACGTTAATCATGTCAAATGTATAAAGGTCGCCGTTATACTTATTAGCTAAGTTCTTAAATTCTCCAAGACGGTCGGCACCGACAACAATGGTAACATCAGTAAATCCTTCTTCGTCAGCCTGCTTTAATACATCGAAGATAGACTTCATATTATCATCATCAATAATGTTCTCTTCATACTTGGGGAACATTTTCTTCATATATTCAATCTTAGTTGAAGGATCTAATGGATTCTTCTTAGGGTCTTGTGACCTTGATGGATAAACTCTTAACTCAGCACCTGCAGAAATGTTGGATGCAGAGTCCAGAAGTTTCTTATGTCCTGTTGTGGGTGGATTAAAACGACCGAATACGACCGTTACCGATTGTCCATCCTCATCACCACGGAGAACTTCTGCTTGTTTTCTTTCTGGTTGCTGCTCTTGTGGTTTTGGAACTGCCTGAGTTGCTGCAACCTGTTGATTTGCTTTTGTTCTTTGTTGAGGAGTATCTCTTTGTCCTACTCTCTGCCCTTGATTGAAAAACTTCAGTTCTCCCTTTTCCGTCTTCGCAATAAATTCTCCTTGAGCATTATACCAACCACCGTGGCCATCACCCTTAAGACCCAAACGCTTTGCCTGCATCGACGCTTGAGACTCTTTTGCTTCGTTCAGAAAGTTAAAAAACTGTTTCATATTTATCTTAATATACTGTTATTTATTACCAAGGATCACCAGACATTTTTAAACTGCTTGCGAGTTTTTCTGATTCAAATTTAAATCGCATCTTTAATATTTTTTTAGATCCAGCTTTGACACCAATAGAATCATTACCTACTGCCTCAAAAGTTATACGTTCAGTCATAATCGCTTTGAGTTTTGGGTTATTCAAAGGGTCTTCTACAGAAGCAGAATATGGAGCTTTTGTTCCTCTTCCAGTCACTTTTACATATGGTGGATATAGTTCTTCGCTTGCATCAATCCAACTTTTGATAATATAGTCTCTTCGTTGATCTGCTTTAAGGGTATTTAATTTTTTCAAGAGAACATCTCTACAGTCACTTAAAACCTTAGAACCTAAGCGATCCGTTTGCATTTGAATTGCTTTATTTTTTCTTATCTCTGCCTTTCTTGCCGATGCAGATGATGGTAACTTAAATTCTTTTACAATTCTATCTTGTTCCTTCTTATTAATATCGTTTAGTTTTAACTTAAGATCTTTATCTACCGTACCAACACCAGGATTTTTGAATCCAATATCACCTTTTCCTTTGGTTGACTTGGCAGATAATCCCAAATATCCACCTTTATTAAATTTAACCAATACATCAGTTGGATTTTTTCTTTGATCAACGTCTACGCCAACAACTGCTTTGAAAGAAAATCCAGGTCTTGCTGTCCAATAAGTTTCTTTTATTCCCGAGTATCCATTTCTCTTTGCCCAAGATAAAAACTCCTCAACCATCGCAACGGCTCTACCAATTTGTTGATCTGCCTGCTCTTCAGTTATCATTCCCAACTTTTTATTGTATTGAGATTCCGATGCTGAGTCTGGAAACTCATTATCATTTAGTGCAAACGCACAATATATCTCATTAACGTCTGCTAAGTCTGTGTTTCTAGACATGCGTTTTTGAAATATTTATGGAGATAAGGAGACTCGAACTCCTGACATCAGCCTTGCAAAGACCGCGCTCTACCAACTGAGCTATATCCCCAAAACCCCGAAGAGTGATTTATTTATAGGTCTCCTTCAACTCGATTTTCTGAGCGATAAACATCAAAGGTTCCTTCTGGATAACGAGCACTGAGTTTATCATAATTCATTTGCAGAACTTCTTCAAAGTTAGTATTAAGAGCCATACATGCTTGTGCCAGATACCAACAGATGTCTCCAAGTTCACGTTTCAGGTGAAATACAGTTTCTTCATTGTACGGTTTGCCTTGAAGAAAAACTTTTTTGATGACCTCAGTGAACTCACCCGCCTCTGCAGAAATGCCAAGAGCAGCCGTCAGAACACGAGGAACATCTACGTCATATTCAACTTCAAGTTGCGACAAACGGGAAACTAGGTCTCCATAGTTTGTGCTTGCAGGGCTTGTGGTTTGGCGAACGAATTCAATATATTTGTTAGTATCAATAGTTTTCATTGTAATTAATTTGGTTTAAAGAAAAATACTTGGTTAAATCTATATGTTTCGGAAAAATACTCGTCGGTGCAAATATTCATACCATGGTAAAATTTGAGTCCATCAAATAAGACTAATCTATTATAGCGTGGAATTAAAGTTTTTACAAGTTTATAATTATTTTTATTTCTCCAAGGATCTGAGTGTTCTGGGCCTTGTAATGGTTCTTCATCACAATTTATTATTTCATATAAGTTAGTTCCAGATACATAATCATTCATATTTAAATATAAAACTCCATTGTATCCCTCATCTATGTGAGGAAACCAATAATTGTTTTGATAATTATTGTAATTACATTTTTTAAATTTTATTGCATTTGTGATAATTGTATCAGGATCTTTTGGAATTTGTCCACATAAAAATTCTAAAAATTTATATACTTTTGTTATTTCATCAAATTTAATTGCATGTCTTCGATCTTCAAAATAAATTAAATTATAAGAAGGACTATCATCTACTTTCCACAAAGGAGGAACATCTTTTAAAAAATATTCTACAACTGAATCTGGATTTGCATAAAAATTATCAATCGTATATATTTTAGAATCTTGAAATATTTCCATTTGGATAGACATATCCTTTGAAAGTTCAAACATTATACTATTGTAAATCTAACGGTTGTAAAAAATTTTCTGGTAAAATTTGTTGAGCAGATAATTGTAAATCATCTGCCAATCTAATGTGTGGAACATTCACAGTCTCTGGATTGATATGTTTGACTTGACGATAAGTTCTCGTTGAATCAAATTTAACAAGCATAATTGCATCTCGAATGTTTGCACAATCAGCAATTTTCTTACCGTTTTTATCAAATACAGAATAATAATTCAAAACTTGAATCCCTCAAAAGATTTCTTTATTTTCTTTTCTTCATGATTATACTCCTCTTCTTTGCCATTGTCAAGGATATCATCTTGTGCAGATTGTTCACAATCATAAAGACGCATCTTAGCACGATCAATACCAACCACAAAACGCTTATGAATTGTAGGATCGTTATAACGATTCTTCAATTGTTTCACAAGAATCTGTCCCAACCCTTCAAGATCCTCTGTGCTAATAAGAGCAAACATAAGATCGGCAGTAGCAGGAAGGCCAAAGGATTCAGAAGTATCAGTAAGTTCAACATCAGAGCTACCATAACCTGAACGAGTAGTCTGGGTTGCGGAGACGATTGGAACATTGAATTCGACTGCGAGTCCTCTAAGTTCTTCAGCAATGGCCTTGATATACGAATAAGAGTTAACAGAAAGATTTCCCCGATACCTAGAGGAAGCACAGATATTAAGGTAATCAATGAAAATAATATCAGGCTTAAATGATTTTTTAAGTGCAAGTTCATTAAGAAGTGACTTAAAGTGTCCACTATGAGCAGCCGCAGTAGGATATTCTTTGATTATAAGTGTGCCTTGAGTCTTCTTTGCAAGATTGGTTACTTTGTTTTCAAAGATTTGCCTTGGTAATTCTGAAATTTCTTGGATCGGGACGTTGAGGAGATTTGCATCAACTCGTTCTGCAATTCGCTCCTCAGCCATTTCAAGAGTGATATAGAGAACGTTTTTTCCTTGCAGTAAGACGGAAGCAGCAACATGGCACATGAATAAAGACTTTCCGACACCCGTACCAGCAAGAGCGATGTTGAGAGTCTTATTAGGGAGACCGCCTTTTGTAATCTTGTTAAAGTACTCAAGGTCGAACTCAGTCTTCTCTTCCTTTTTATGATATGACTCGTAACGTTGCTCATAGTCCTCCAGGTAATCGTGGCCTACATGAGTATCAAAAGAAACCGCTAGAGCATCAGATAAGATGCTAGGAATACTATCCCTGTTTCTTTTTTCATCTTTCCCATCTGCAATGTGAATGGAGTCCATCAATGCCAAGTAAATGGCACGATCCCTACACCATTTCTCTGTAGTATCTATGATCCAGTTGAGCTCAACTGCCACATCTTCAAGACTATCAATGAGATGAACAATCTCTTTAAAAGATGTATCATTAATATCTTTTCGATTCTCAACCTCAATACAAAGCACTTCCCTTGTAGCAAGTTTATTGTATTCTTGTACAAAGGAAACAATTTCTTCAAAGACAATCTTTTGATTCAAGTCTTCAAAGTATTCTGGTTTGATAAACGGCAGAACTTTTCTCAAGTATTCTTCATTGTGTAAAAGGTTTCTAAGGATTAGAAACTCAACTTTCTCCATAACTAAATTCCTTACGTGCGATTTCGTCCAACTGTTGCATTACTTCTTCGGTGAAATAGACTTCAGGTTCTTTAAGAATCTGTTTTGCATACACTTTCTTACCATCCATCTCATAACGCCCCGCAACATTCTTCCAGAGTCCGCCGAGTTCCCCGAGTTCCAGAAGACCATAATAGCGATCAAGACCGCGCTCATCATAAAATAGACGGACTTCAACTTGCTGATTCTCCTTACTCAAACGCGACTTAGCAGTCTTAGCTTTGATAATATTGCCGACCACTTCCGTTCCATCTTTTTCTTTCTTTTTGCTGAGATAAATGATCGTGCTTGCTGCGTATTTGAGTCCAGAACCTCCTCCCATTTCTTTAGTTGGAACGTAAGCTCCGATGACATCGTATGTATGATTTGTGACAATGAGCGGGACATTTGCTTGACCTAGTTTGAGTGTGAGCATTCGGAACGCACCTTTGACCAGTTGAGATTTGGTCA